AAGAAGGAAATACCAAGAGAAGAATTGCTAGAGATAGTAGCTGGGAATTATTAATCCCCCCAGCCATATCAAAAGCGATTTTTTTTATTTTTTCTAGACCGACAGCCCACCTACATTCACACAATTTTAATTTTTACATGAGTTTTTTGGAAAGAGAGGATAATATGAGAAGATACGAAAATGTCAAAATAGATAAGCTGAAGCCTTACGAAAACAATGCAAGAACACATAGTGAAGAGCAAGTAGAAAAGATAGCTAATTCAATTAAAGAGTTCGGATTCATTAATCCAGTAATCATTGATAGCGATTGTGGAATTATAGCAGGGCATGGAAGAGTTCTAGGAGCTCAAAAGTTAGGTATGGAAGAGGTTCCTTGTTTATTTGTTGAAGACTTAACAGACACCCAGAAAAGAGCATACATACTAGCCGATAATAAATTGGCTTTAGATGCCGGATGGGATGATGAAATTTTAAGACAGGAGATAAAAGCACTTGATGACTTAAACTTTGATGTTTCAATTGCAGGATTCGATATTGAAGATTTTGATTTCACACAGGAAGACATAGAGTTCCAGGAGGATGATTTTGATGTTGAAGCAGAACTGCCAGAAATACCGAAAGCAAAACCAGGAGATGTCTACCAATTGGGAGAACATAGACTAATGTGTGGAGATAGCACAAACCCAGAAGATATTCAAAAATTGATAGGAGAAGAAATAATGGATTTATGTGTTACAGATCCACCATACAATGTCAATTATGTCCCAATAGGAGAATCGTTATACAAGAAAGATGAAAACAGCCCTAGCAAGATTCTGAATGATAACATGGATGATGAATCATTCTACGATTTTTTATTAGCATTTTATCAAATAATGCTAGAGGTTTTAAAACCAGGAGGAGCATATTACATATTCCATGCTGATTCAGAAGGATACAACTTCAGAAAAGCATTAAGAGATGCCGGTGGAGATGTAAGAGAAAATTTAATATGGGTAAAAAATGCATTAGTGCTAGGAAGACAAGACTATCAATGGAAGCATGAACCATGTTTATATGGCTGGAAAGAAGGAGCAGGACATTACTTTATAGATGACAGAACACAAACAACAGTGTTCGAAGATAAAGCCGACTTGGATAAATTATCCAAAGAAGAATTGAAAGCAATGATAGAAGATATTCTAGCCGATAAAATACCAACAACAGTAATTCACGAGGATAAACCTTTGAAGAATGATGTTCATCCAACCATGAAGCCAATAAGACTTCTTTCGAGATTAATAAAGAATAGTAGCCGAAGAGGAGAAAAAGTTATTGATTTCTTTGGAGGTTCAGGATCCACATTAATAAGCTGTGAACAATTAGGAAGAAGATGCTTCATGATTGAATTGGATCCAAAGTATGTTGATGTCATCATCAATAGATGGGAAACATTAACAGGAGAAACAGCAGTAAAAATTATTGAAGGAATAGAAATGGAGGTAAAAGAAAATGATTGAAAAAGTAAATCCGAGTCATCCAGATAAAATAGCAGATAGGATAGCCGGAGCCATAGTAGATTTAGCATATGAAAAAAATAGAAATCCAAAAGTAGCAGTAGAGGTTTTAATAGGACATGGAGTTTGTCATGTTATAGCAGAAACATCAGAAACATTTTCATTTGAAGAAATAGAAAGAATAGTTCAAAGAATAGCTGGAGATGTAACTTTAGATTTGGTAGTAGTAAAACAAGATGAGCATCTAGCAAAAAATCAATCAGATAAAGTTAGGTGTGGAGATAATGGAATTTTCAAAGGAGTTCCATTAACAGAAGAAGAAATAAAGCTATCCAGTTATGCTAAAGACATTTATGCCAAGAATCCATTTGATGGTAAATACATTTTAGATGGAGATAGGTTGATAATTTGTCAAAGCAATACCGAAGAAAATGATATCTACGAAGACTACCCAAATGCCATAGTAAATCCGTTAGGATACTGGACAGGTGGAACAGATGTCGATACAGGAGCTACAAATAGAAAACTTGGAAGCGACATGGCTCAATCAGTTACAGGAGGAGGTCTTCATGGCAAAGACTTATCAAAAGCAGATGTATCTGTGAATATTTATGCATTTAAAAAAGCCCAGGAGATTCAAAAGCCTGTTCAATTTAGCTGTGCAATCGGAGATGAAATGATAGATGGGAAACCATACAATGAAATAGTAGAAGAAGCCAGAGAATACATTAACAAAATAGGTGGATTTGAAAGATTCGCTGAATGGGGATTATTCTAATGAATAAAATGTCCTTAAATGAACAGGCACAGGAAATCCTCCGAATAGCAGAACAGCATGGAGTAGAACAAAACTTTTTCTTTTTAACAACCTTTAAAAGATACCAGGTGCAATTACAAATACTAAATGACCTGGAGAAGACAATAAAAGAAGATGGTACATTAGTCACAAAAGAGTATGTCAAAGGAAGAAAAAATGTTTATTCGCATCCGGCAATTTCAGATTATAACAGAACCACAGATAGTGCAAATAAGACAGTAAGTACATTGATGAAAATAATCATCTCGTTAAGAAAAGATGATATTACAGAAGAGGATGATCCACTGCTACAGATAATAGCAGGTGGCTCAATTGAAAAATAAAGCATACCAATATGCATCGGATGTAGTAACAGGAAAAACTACAGCCCCAAAGTATGTTATTAAACAATGCGAGAGCTTTCTGGAAATAGCTGATAATAAAAACCAAAAATATAAAATCAATGAAAAAAAAGTAAAGCAGATAGAATCAATCCTAAAGCTGTTGATAATGCCGAAAGGTTTAAAAGCAGGACAAAGCATATACCAATGTTCATGTGGATACCAATGGGTGTTCTACATTTCAATTTTATGTGTTGTTTACAGAAGCAATCCAGAAAAAAGAAGATACGAAACAGCGATACTTGAGATAGCTAGAAAAAACTTTAAGACTTACACAATAGCAACGATATTCATCTTGCTTTTTTTATTGGAACCAAAGTATTCAAAGTTTTATTCAGTAGCTCCAGATGGTTCGTTATCAAGAGAAGTTAAAACAGCCATAGAAGAAACATTGAAATCAAGTCCGTTAATTTATTTACACAAAGAAAGTAAAAGGTTCAAGATACTACGAGATTACATACAATTTAATTTGACCGAAAGTAGATACTACCCATTGAATTATTCATCAAGCCGTATGGATGGAAAACTTCCAAATGTTTTTTTGGCTGATGAGGTAGGAGCACTTCCGAATTCATATGCAATAGAATCCATGAGGTCAGGGCAGTTAAACATTTTGAATAAATTGGGTTGTATAATTTCCACAAAGTATCCCACAATTAATAATCCGTTTGAAGATGAGGTAGCATATGCTAAAAGAGTTCTAGATGGAATAGAACCAGATGAAACCATCTTCGCACTTTTATACGAGCCAGATGAAGAAACAATAAATAAATGGACTACAGATGACACAGTCCTAAAACATTCAAATCCGGTAGCTTTAGAAATACCAGAAATCTGGGATGACTTGATTAAGAAAAGAGCTAAAGCAATAGCAGTAGAATCAGTAAGAGAAAACTTCCTGACAAAACACTGCAACATCATATACCAGGGAATGGGAACAGAAAGCTACATTGATGTAAATGAAGTTATGAGTTGTAAGGTGGCAAAGATTAACTGGACAGGAAGAAAGGTATACATAGGAGTTGACCTAGCCATGACCAACGATAACTGTGCCGTAGCAATGGTATCAGAAGATGATAACGAAATCCTAGCAGATGTAGTCGCATTTATTCCAGAAGGAAGAATAGAAGAAAAAAATAAGTTCGAAAGAATAAATTACAACGAATTCATAAAAACAATGAAGTGCATAGCCTGTGGAAATAAAACAGTAGATTATGGAATTATAGAAGACTTCGTATTCCAGATAGAAGAAAAATACAAAGTAACAATAATGGCAATAGGATATGACCGATACAATGCTTTGTCTTCAGCTCAAAAGTGGGATAAGAAATACAACACGATAGTTGTAAGACAGCATAGTGATACATTACATAGTCCAACCAAATTGTTATACGAGAAAATACTGGATCGTAAATTCCGATATGAAGAAAATAAATTATTAGAAATCAACTTCGAAAATGCACGATGCACCTATGATACCAATATGAATAGGTACATAACAAAGAAGAAAAGCCAGGGAAAGGTAGACATGGTAGTAGCATTAATAAATGCCATACACCTTCTACAACAGGATGTGTTCCTAGAAAACGATGACTTCTTCGTACAAGTAATAGAGTAAAGGAGGTGGAAAAATGAGAATAAGAGATTTATTTAAAAGAAGAGCAGAAGAAGAAACTGCAAAACCACAAACAGAAGAATCTGCGAGTGATGTTTTATTGAAAGCAATTCTGCGAGGAGAAACCATAGATAAAGATAAAGCAATGTCACTACCAGCAGTAGCTAGTGCAGTAGACAGAATATGCAACACAGTAGCCATGATACCAATAAGGTTATATCGTGAAGTTCAAGATGAGAAAACAGGAAAAACGAAAGTGGAAGAAGTAAAGGATGATCCAAGAATTAAATTATTGAATGTGGATCCAGGAGATACTTTGGATGCATTTCAATTGAGGAAAGCCTGGGTTCAAGATTACTTGTTAGATAAAGGTGGATATTTATTCATAGAAAAACAAAAGAATAAATTTAAAAGCTTGAGGTATGTTGAAGCATCACATGTTTCAATCAATACAAATACAGATCCAATTTTTAAAGACATAACATACATGGTAAATGGAAAAACATACGAAACATTTAATTTTATTACAATTTTAAGAAGCACAAAAAATGGTGGTTCAGGAAAGAGTGTAATAGGAGAAGTTTCCACAGCAATAGAAAATGCATATCAAACATTAATGTACGAGCTCGGACTTGTTAAAACAGGAGGAGCAAAAAAAGGATTTATAACCTCACAAAGAAAACTTGGAGAAAAGGAAATAGCAATGTTAAAACAAGCATGGTCTAACCTTTACTCGAATAAAAGTGAAAATGCAATTGTCTTGAATGAAGGGATGGATTTTAAAGAAGGCTCAAGTACAACAGTAGAGCTTCAATTAAATGAAAGAAAGAAAACATTACAAGAAGAAATCGATCATATTTTTCATAACAAAGAAAACTTTGATGAGTTTATGAAAGAAGCTATAATGCCGATTCTGACAGCAATTAAAATAGCTTTAAATAAGGACTTACTACTCGAGAAAGAGAAGGAGTCCTTTTATTTTGAATTTGATACCAGGGAAATAAGTAGAGGCAATATCAAAGAAAGATACGAGGCTTACAAGATAGCATCAGAAACAGGATGGATTTCAAAAAATGAAATTAGATACCTAGAAGATTATGACAGCATC